GCCGACACAAAAGATGATGCAAAAATTTTCCTAAAAATTACATTTCTTGTGTTTACTTAGACCGACCGAAGCGTTTAAAATTATGACAAAATAAAAATCAATGGACCAAAGTCCATATAAAAAACTAATGTCAAAAACAATATAAACTTTGGCCAGATACGATCAGCTTCCAATCTCTGATCGCATGTTCAGTGCCATTCTGAACCTTATACACCGTAGTGTGAATTGCTATTTTACAGTGGGGCGCTAACCACTAACCATATAGGACGTACAGAAAACCTCAAACAGGTGCTGGTGGATCTTGTACATAGAACTTAGGGGGAGCCAGATAGAAGAACAACGTAAAGTCTTCTGCAGCAGCGACATACTTATATGCTATTTCTGGTCCTGATCCACCGACAGAAGTATGATCCAATCGATAACTGTCTTGATACACATCATTTGCTTGCCATGACGTTCCTGAACGAGCAGGTGAAAACCTCAACAAGTGATAATAAGGAATCTCAAATGTTTGAATTGGATTAACGGAGGTGGACCATCGCGTGGAACCACCTAATCCAAGAGGATGCTGAATTCCTGCTGCTAAGTTCTGAGGTAAGGATGTTCCATATTGATATAAACTTTCAAAGTCTCTGTCACGCGTATCAAGAACATATCTATTCGAAGAACTGCCGAGCCTGGAAACAGCCCAAGTGGAAATATTAGCTGTACTATTTCGTGCAAAAGAAGCATCAACACAATACCTAATACCGCCACGCCAGCCGGCAAAAGCTCTCGTCAGATAATGTAACAAAGTCATTTTAGCGTATACATAGTTCCCAGTAGGTCTTGAGTGAATCAAATTACTCAATCCAGCAGCTTGAAGTGTGTATCCTCCATAAAACGGAAACATCCGTCGCACAAATTGCACAGTTGACGGATTGTCACCATTCGTATCGGAACTGAGCACTTCATGAAGACAATATCTTTTCAACAATTGACGGAAAGAAACAATAGTTTCCCCCATATGAATGCGGTTTACAACAGGATCAAGAATCGAACGTGAACCCAGCAAACGAACTACTGGAGAGTCCACAACAGGTGTGTCCATATTCATTTGGGTTTCGTCACTCGCTTGGGGGAAAATCGTTGTTGGAAGATAACTGGATTGGTAAAATTCAGGCATGGTTGGTCGAACAGCGAATTCTATCAATGCAGCAGGTGGTGTGGTAATAGGAGTTATCGCCAAGTTGTTCATATATCGATCAGTTGGAGATGCAACTTCATAGTCATCTGTTGCGGAAACTGAGACGATAATCTGAACATCATTGACAATGGAATTATCAGGTACAGTGAGTTCATTTACAATATACACTGACAATACACCATTTCCAGCATTATCAAATGCCCCTGAATTGTAATTCACTGGCGAAACTGGGATTGCGGTTGTAGATCCCACAAAAAACGTATCTGGGTCTTGCGGAACTTCAAGATGTCTGCGCCATGGAGTGGACTGTCCCCATCCAACATCAACAGTAAAGTCGTTGCATTCAGAAATATCAACAATGTGCGTGTGCGCAACATTATATTCCGAATTTGCTTGTGCTCCATAGGGATCGTAAACTATCTTCAATCGACCTTTGTGGAACCCACTTGCAACAACTTGAAAACGATATCTCAATGTACCTTTCCAATATTCAAAAGGAAAAGTCGCAAATGCCAAAGCAGGGAAATGCATTGGGGCGTTGGTTCCAGAACCACTTTGTCGGATCACGCAAGGATCTACGACAGTATTGAAAATTAATGATTCAGGAGCTAGACCAACAGCCCATGTGAACTTTGTGAGCAAAGATTCGCGCCCTGCGATACTACCGATTGTGAGTTCGTCTGGCATATCAAGGGAAGCGATGGCTGGATCAACGGAAACTTCTTGTTTAGAATCAACAGTCAATTTGACCAAATTTTCTCGCCCATCACAAAGAGCCATAGACTGTCGCGAGACTAATTGAGATGGTGGAATATTTTCAACGACTGGTTTCGAATAACCAAACAAAGCAGCAAAATTTGCAATGGAAGACGCTCCAATTTCAGTCGCCAAAGCAAAGTCAGAAATCACAGGTACTGATTTGAAAAGACTTGCAGTTTTAGCAACGATGCTTGCTGGTTTAGAAATGATTCCGTCATGTTCAGACTTCGCTTGGGGGAAGATATCAGGAGGATTGGTTTGAGTTAAACCTGTTAGTGCGACATCCTCTGCCCATGCAAAAATGGATATGGTGATACCAGAAGTGGCACCATTAGCATGAGCGAGCGGAACAACCTTTCCAACGCGAAGTAATCCCATCGATCTCCAATCCTGGTTTGGAATATCCAACATATTGAGAGGTGTGAAAAATGGTAATATCATTTCACCTCCTTGCGATATTGTCGGATTTAACCAAATATGTGGCATCTGAGATGCTTCAACCATATCATCGAAACTTCCAGGATCTATGTTTGTAGTTTGATCGAGACCAGGAAGGGGTTGATAAAATACCAATGCTCTTCCGTAATAAAAAGCATTTCCATTCAAAACAACTTTAAGTTTCAGTGTTGCTTTGAGAAGTTTGTGATTGGATATGCGATTAATCACGCGCGAATTTTCAAAAAACAAAGCCCACGGATTGAGAGTGGTACCACCAGTACTAGCTATGTCCCAAGAAATCGATGCAATCTTAATAGGTCGCAAAAAGAAATCCTGAAGTGATTCATCAGATCTGAGCAATGAGGATCGCAACACATCAGTTGACCGTCCTCTTGTATCCATGAAACCTTCGTGTGCATCGTCGAAGTGAACATTTTGGTGAGCTGAATTTTGTTCTGCTCTACCATCAGTAGAAAGAACTTTTCCTTCTGTGGATGAGTCTGCTTGAGGATAAATTTTATCTGCTTCCGAAAACGGAACCTTTGATGCAGAAAGGGATGATCTAACCTTATTCAGGTGTTCTATACCATATGTACAAATAGAACTAAAACGAAGTATCGGGTACTGTCCACCCGACACGGACCCCTCCTCATGAGCTAGAGGGATGCTCCTTCCGATTAAACGGGTACTATATTCATTATAAACAGGAGATAAATTTTTGTACAAATCATAACATGTAATTGAAATGCACTGTGTAAATACACAAAACAACTATACGCAAAGCACCTAACATGTACAGGAGTAACCATATGCGCACTTAACCTTCAGGATATTTTTCCTTCCAAAAGGCAACACGTTCGTCAAACGTGTAATTCAAGGCAGAAACTGGCAAGTCTACTTGTTCGCAAACTTTTGTCATCTCGAGACGACGCTTTTCGTAATGCGTCCTGCCATAAGCAAACCATTCATGGAGTGCAGTCTCGATGACACTTGCGGCCACTTCGCGTGGTGTGGCGGTAGCCGACTTTAGATTGGCATGCAGAGATTTGAAAATAGAGCTCTCATCTAATCTACCTATTGATGTACCAATTTCAGGTATATAGGAACTCTTTCGCTTCAAGAAATCCGATTCTTCCCGGGTCAGAAACGCCACTTCCTCATCCGACTTGGATGGGAGAGTTAATTTCATTCCATGATCAGCGAGAAATTTCTTGTAAAACAAAAAATTGAAATCGCGTGTATCCTTGGCATTTGATCCCTTTGCATCATCACCGTAAGTGATGAGTGCCACACTTTCTCGGAAATCTGTCTTCTCTGGGTAACACGTGAAAAATGCCATCCGCACGTAGAGACTTCCAGCCAAGCTGTTAATGTCAACGGTCATATTGTTTCCTGATGTGTTCATGTTATATGCCATTAGCATCGTACCATTAACATCCATGAGAGGATGTGTGATATCAACAATCATATTTTTCATAATTGTAATTGACTCACCATCATATCCTCCATCATGGGCAAGTGAGATAAGAATATCCCACGCAGCTCGCGTCATCTGGGAGTTCATTCGTGTATCGTATTTTGAGTAATCCCAGCCCAAAAGTTTCCCGTCGTCTCCGAATTTTTCTGTATAATCCATCAATTCTTGCCAGTCTCTTGCAAAAGCGTTGAGACCAACAGCAGATTCAACAATAAGAGCATGAAGATGCAGAAAACGAGCTATGGGCAAAAAGTATTTTCGGATTAATATGCTCAACGCAATGGGAGCTGCTTGAAAAACCCGTACTTTTTCTGAATTAACGTCGGTAGGTTCATCTTTCAAAGTGGCTGATGTAACAGGGTATGCACGTAATCCTTTCTTGTAACAACTTAAAAGTCGTTCTATTTCTTCTTGGATGTGTCTCCTCGGGATACGTTCCACCAAAAGTCCATTGTCACGAATTTCATCGAAGTGAACCATTTCGCCAGTCGCATCTGCCTTATTCTTCTTTCCAAACAAAGGAAAACCAACACCAGTATTCATTGGAAGAGCATCGATAAATTTCTTACCATCAATGCCCATTATGGCTTCCTTTTGTGTAAGTGGACGAAAATCTTCCTTCCCACTCCACACATATTTTTGGATGGCAATTTTAACCGGTTTATACCAATCATCTCTCGCTCGCCGTAACAATTTGGGATCGAACATATCACCTGGATTCGATATCAAGGCAATGTTTTTGTTATATGCATCCCAGTTTGGCTTCAATTTTGGAGGACCCCATGTGTTAGGGATTCCACAAATGTCAGTCACAGCATCAGATAAGATAGAAGGCACTACCCTACTTTTTTGCTCAGCGCGAACGCGCGTCGATCCAACGACCTCAACAAAATTGTCCGAATCAAGGGATTGTATATATTTCGCCTTAGAATGAACGTCAGTCGAAGTCAGAATGTCAATTCCCATTTGTTGTTTTGGGATGTCGCTTGTCTCCGCAGATAGTGAATTTATTCCATCAAGCCAATCATAGGCTTTTTGAAGGTCATTTTGCATCAATGTTTGAGCAATTCCTCGTTGCGTTATATTGTTTCCTCCAATGTGGAATCCCAAAACGCAGGGATTTTTTCCTTCACTAATTACGGGACTCATACATGCGCCATTTTGTGAGAGGTGACTTGTATAGCTCATTCCTTGCATTTCCATATAACAATGAGACACACGTTGGAATTTTGCTGATATGGCACCACGTCGCTTTGTTCCATCTTGCATTGGGGATAAGATAACTGCCAAAGATTCTCCGTTAGGAGGACTTAATGGCAGCCACTTATGTCGTGACGCAAAGTCTGGTGAATTTGGAACGAAAGCTGCAACAAGATCGAGTGTTGGAAAATGATAACAATATTCATGTCGAATTTTAACAGAAAATTTTCCCCCAACAGAATCATGGCGCACAACATCACACTCTAAAGTGTTCGATGGCATACCAGTCATATCACTTTTTGGGTAGAAGATGTGGCGCGGAAAAAGCATAACTGACTTCCGTGGAAAAAAAACTCCACATTTGTTTCTATTTCCATTCTCAAGCTTAAAACTTCCCCAACAAAGATTTTTTTCCATTATTCCACACAACTGATCTGTAGTAGCACCAGATTGTATACAATCGATCTTTTTGTGGGTTTTCCCTAACAAGAAACCAAACCAACTTCCAGATTTGTCAAGATCCTCTGGATTGTGGATAGAATGTGGTTTCCTTCGGGAAGCATTCCAAGCTTTGAGAGCGACAACAATTCCTATCATGCTAACTGTAGCGAGAACTCCAGTAACAGCCCAACGATCACGAATTCTTTTCCCATAATCTGTTAGAGCTTCATCTCGTCGTTGTACTAGGATTTCACGCAGATGTTCGCGTTCTTTAACTATCATACTTTCGCAAACGATGATTAAAAACCAACCGCATGCAAAAGCACAACAACCACCAGAAATTCCAAATCGAAAAAAACAAAAAAAAGAAAAGAGAGGCAGAAAATTGTTCACAAGTTGTTGCACCCGTTGTACATTGAAATAATGATATCTTTGTTCAAACATTCCAAGTAACCGTTGGAAATACGTGTTATGAAAAACGATTTCCGGGGCATATGTGGCCAAAAGCGGAACAGTTCGTCGGACAGAAGTGTCAAACAAATCTTGTACTTCCTTAATTGGCAGAAAGTGGCGTGCTTGTGAATAAATCATTCCCGAGAGAAAAGGGCTACAAAATGTGAAAACGCGCTTGAAAACCTCATTAAAGAAAGTTCTTACTACGTAAGTAGCGCACGATTCCACAAATGCTTGTGGTCGTGGGGTGAATTGTGGGCATTGACAGAATTGCTGTATCATATTACAACCCTGACAACAGCGCATAGATTCCAACTGAGAAGCTCGTGTAACTTGTCGAGTTTGTCGTGTTTTATGTTCAGCAGACAACATAGTAATAGCTGCTAAATATTTCGCCAAATTAAGTTGTGAACAGGGAACTGATCCATTCCCGTCATTGAAATCTAATACAACTGGTTGAAATTGTCCCATGGCGGTCCCATTCGGAACGACTTCCTCAATGTCGAATAACCAAACGTCCACAAATGTGCCAGGAGGCGCATTGAGGATAGCTGGATGATTAACATTAAGACTCGTCCCATTCGGAACGCGATAGGTCGGGTTGACGATTGCAGTAACATGGAAGAATCGACGCAATACAGCAACAGGATAGTTACTATAATATTGTGCGCCGAGAGTCTTCGTATTCGTTGTCAAAACTCCACACTTAAAATCAATAAAAACACATCCTTTTTCGTTGAGTTCCGCTTTCACAGCTTGTGCGGCAACATTGTTGAAAAACTGAATGTATTTTTGAGTGGGAGACTTTTCCACAAATTTTGAACTTGCATTGTTTGCGTCATCAATAAATACTCCGACAACATCCGACGTATACGTACTGTCAAATTTATCAGATTCATTGAGAGTGACCAACCCTTCCTGTGCATCACTGAAGTCCATAGCACTCAACGACGTTTTCATCGTCAAAAGTGAAATGTCGGACTTCCCAATACTCGATTCTCCGTAAATGCTGAAGCCAATTGGTGCGAAGCGGAAAGCGGTATTTCGTCGCTTATTGACCACGTCAGCTTTGATTTGGACCAAAGCAGCATATTTATGCTGCAATACCTCACGAACACCAGGTGACGACGTCACCCGCTGTATATCACCAGTCATTTTAAGACATTGATCTAGCAATCTTTCATAGCTTGCCAAATCTGGTGTTGGGCATTGATTATCAAGGTTTCCTGCCATGGCTGTCGAGGCGTAAGCCACGACAATATTGCATTTTTCTGTATATTCCTTGATACGTTGGTCCTGGTAAAGTATGGGGGCTAGTGATTTTTCCTTCAAACAAGCCCATCCAGTTTCAGAAACCCAGACAAATGTTTGAATCAAGGCATCAATAAGATCAGACGCCTTGAGTTGTGTCTTCATCGCTTCGAAAGCGATCAAGGGGATTCCTGCAATATCGAATTTAACTTCCTTAATTCGACATATGGAACTGGACATTGCTGCTGTAATCAAGAAAGAGATTTTCTTGAAAATAGCATTGGTCTTCAATAATTCCCATGAATCCAGAATGTCCCTGCCTGATAGTGCATGAGGGACGTCCATGTCAAAAGCTTCAGTTTCATCAAGGAAGTCAGAGACTTCTTGTGATGTAACGTCATGAACAGGTTTCTGTGCGAACACAGAAATAATGTTCGAAACTATGACAGTGAAACTAGATTTCATATAAAATTTCATGTAAGAGACCAGGGAGATCACGACATCTGAAATACTTCGTGATCGAACCAATCCATAAGCGAGCACGCAAACATTTTCTGCGTGCCTGATAATATCATCCGCTTCTTGCCCTTCAAAGGAACCTAAATACTTACTAAGGTCCCCTACAAATTGGGCGGCAGTGGATTCAGAGAATCCATGTGGACGGTTTTCCATTGTTTTTCCAAATTTTTCCAACAATTTTTTCCTTTCCTTCATCTTCCGATTCTTTTCCTCCTTTTTATTAAAGCGGCCTGAATCCTTTTTCTTCCGCAAATATTTGTCCTGAGCTGCTTTCTTTGGACTCATTTCCGAACCAGCATGAGGCATGAAAGCTTCATGTGCCCATTCATAGATGCGAGTGTTGCGCATCAAACGTACTGTATACCTCAACTCAACAAGAACGTTGAGTAGTTGGGTTTTATGGGCCATTTTATCAGTGTTATGCTGGTCGGCGAATTGTTCTAATTCGTCCAATATGCTCGGTTCCTCCATTCCATCCAATATTTCATCATAGATTGCAAATTCCTCCGCGATTTCCCATTCCATCATTTCAAAGGGGGTGAAAAAACTCATGACAGATTCTGAATAATACATTCCTCTGTCACAAGTCTCCACCTACGCTGTCGTAAGTAGAAACTTATGAAGGCAGCACAAGAGGCGTATTCCCCGAAGGGTTTATTCCACACTTCCTCCCGCGGTACTTCTCCAGCGTTGAGAGCCGCAGTCAGTGTACAGCGTCACCATACGTACAAGCCATGTTCCCCCGGAACCAGTCCGAAGGAGGGTAATGAGCCCCCATGAACTTAAACGCAGGCCGTCTGCTAATGAGCTTCGTTTGAGGTTGGGTCCTACCCGAAGGCGTCCCCGAAGTTTGAAAGGTCTTACTTCACCTAACGACCGGTACATTTGGGTCTGAATGCACGCAGAGCTATAAGATAAGCCTGACTGCTGTCGATTACAGCTTCAAATCCTCCTTGATTAAAATAGTGTCAAAGATGATTAGTGAACACCAAAAGTTTATTATACAATATTTAATACAAGTCAATTCTAATATACAAAATATAATACATTTTTAGTTTATTTTGTGGACATTAACGATTCCGAACGAAATATGGACATTATCGAATCCGAACGTATGTAATAGCGATATATTGCAAAAACTTCACAATACTCAAATAACGAAAGAACCAATGTCACATAGTAACATTAGATCAAATTAGATGAGCAAAACAAAGATCAACACAAATATCACCGAAACTCCAACACAGTCATAA